CTGGTGGCACATCTAGTGCATCATTCACAACTGCATCATATAATACAATAAATAACACTAATAGTGAATTTGATATAAATTCTGCTATTGAGACACAAGCGGATGGAATCATTGACTTTACACAAGGCAACCCATTCGGTGAGTATGGTAACAGTGGAGGTTCTATCTAATGCTAGGTTCATATAATTACAACGGTATAATCAAAAAGACTGTTGTAGGGTTTGGTACCCTATTCAACAATATTGAGATCAGACGTGTGTCTGGTTCTAAGACAGAGGTTATGAAAGTGCCCCTTGCTTATGGACCAAAGGCAAAGTTCTTAGCACGTTTGCGTCAAGTTGGTGATCTAACTACACAGGATCAGGTACAGATTACATTACCTAGAATTTCATTTGAGATCCAAGGTATTAATTATGATCCTACTAGAAAGGTATCACCCACACAGTATATTAGAAATGTAGGTTCTAATAATACAGAGAAGAAAGGTTTCATGCCTGTCCCCTACAATATTAATTTTGAGTTAGCAATACTTAGTAAAAACCAAGATGATGCTCTACAAATCTTGGAACAGATACTTCCATTCTTCCAACCAAGTTTCAACATTACAATGAACCTTGTACCAGAATTAGGAGAGACAAAAGATTATCCTGTAACGTTGACAAGTATTGATTACGGAGACGAATACGAAGGAGACTACGATACAAGAAGGACACTAATATACACATTGCAATTTATTGCTAAGACATATATGTATGGTCCTATTACAGAACCAGGCAATGTTATCAAGAAGACAATCGTCGACTACTCTGCTCAGGCAGTTAAAACTGCACCAAGAGAGGTACGTTATGTTGCCACTCCTAGGTCCCTAGTTGAGAGAGACAACAACGCTGTTACAACTGTGTCGGCAGATATAGATGATAATGATGGTATTATCAATGTAACAGATGCGTCTGGAATATCATTGAAAGATGACATTCAGATAGATAGTGAGGTGATGCGTGTCACAAAAATTGATGGCACCAGAATCTACGTTGCTCGTGCGTTTAACAATTCAACAATCGCACCACATGTAGCGAGTTCAAATGTATTCATCATAACAAGTGCAGATCATGCATTATTAGACTCTGATGATGACTTTGGATTCAACGAACTTTATAGTGAGTTTACTGATGGAAAATCAAGAAACCCAGTCACAGGAAGCGACGAGTAAGTATAGCGGTATTGAGGATGCACTCAATGTCGATACTGAGGTTGTGGAAGATACTGCAATCCAAAAGAAACCTACTGTCGAAGATCTTGTTTCTACCAAGAATCAACTTAAAAAAGACTATGAGTATACCAGAGGTAACTTGTATACCCTTATAGAAAAGGGACAGGAAGCAGTAGATGGTATCTTGGAACTCGCACAAGAGTCTGATCAACCTCGTGCATTTGAAGTCGCAGGACAGTTAATCAAACACGTTGGAGACGTGGCAGATAAACTGGTTGATCTACAAAAAAAGGTGAATGAGATTGAAAATCCCAAGAAGTCTAAGTCCACCGAAGTTACTAACAACACCATGTTTGTAGGTAGCACCGCTGATCTTGCAAAATTCTTAAAGCAGGAAAAGAATAAATAACATAGTAGGAGAATCTTTACCCATGTCAGTATTAAATGTAATTGACACCCAAACAGTATCAGGAAGTGGCACTAGCTATATCGTGGTAAAAAGTGGTGTACTTAGATGCTATGCAGCATCCGCGTCAACCATCGCCATCGATGGAGGTCCTGCCATTACTTTGGCAGCAGGAGAAGCATTGCTAGTTTCATGTGGTAAAGTCAAAACCGCAAAGATCGCTGCTGCAACCAACGCTGATCCTATGGTAGTAACAGCAGAAGGTTTCTCAGGCGGTGGTCGCCATACATTCAGTGTTGGTGATTTTGTCCAGACTATTGATGGTGGAGACACAAATGGATTTACATCTGACTTTGTATCCGCAGCAGCATCTGGAAAGAAAGTCACCGCAGTTACAGGTTCTACTATTACAACAGACTATGACGCATCAGGAGCAGGATCTGCATACACTCTTAGTGCAGCAGATGCAACAGCAGGAACAGTTCCTGTCATACAACGATGTGCAAAACTTGTCGCTGGTTCTAACGCAGTCATTGTTGAGCAAGTCCAGATTGTCGGAGGATAATCAGGAATGCCCGCAGTCTCGAAAAAACAACAAAGGTTCTTCGGGATGGTTAGAGCGTTTCAGAAAGGTGAAGCGAAAGCTACCTCACCTGAGATTGCCAGAGTTGCTTCCAGCATAAAGAAGAAAGATGCAAAAGACTTTGCATCTACTAAGCACAAAGGATTACCTGAGAAGAAGGTAAAAAAAGAATCCTTTGCATCTGATTTTAGATCATCAGCAGAGTTCATGAACACATTCGCCAAACTAAAAGCACTACGCAAAAAGAATGACAAGTCCGAAATGGCGACAGGACTACCCAATGGTACACCAATGAAAAACAGGAGAGGCACAATGCAAGGTGTTGAAGAAGGCAAAAAACCTATGGTCAAAGTTAAACTTAACCCTAAGAAAAAGATTGGTGTTAAGGTTACTGACGTAGGACCTGGTGGAAAAGAATATGTAAGAAAGGATACCATGGGTGAAGGTACCTCTTATGGTTTGTATCGTGGTGATGGTAAAGTAAAGTTTAAAGGATTTGTAAAGAAAGCAAAGGGTGAAGATAAGAAAAAGAAAGAAGTTAAGGAAGATATTGCTGACATCATTGCACGTCTGGAAAAGAAAAGAATTAGTAAGGGTGGAGATCCTAGTGAGTCACCACTAGCAGCGATGCGTAAGTATCATGCAGATAAGAAAAAGAAAGAAGTTAAGAAAGAAGAAGTAGAAACGATTGATGAGTTGTCAAAGACAACTACTGCTAACTATCTCTATCAGGCAAAGGTAGATAGAAGTTATGTTCACGGTGGCAAGATGCATACTAAGGAACATGAGAAAGCAAGAACGAAAGGAATAGAAAGAGCAAAGAAAAAACTAGGAGATAAGATCAGTAAGAAAGTTTCTGATGATGCAAGAACTGATTCTCAGTCAATGAGTCGTGACTGGTCTAATTCAAGGTACCCTAGGAGATATAAGGTCAAAGAAGAACCAGAAGTATATTGGTCAAGTAAAGCATTAGATCAGTTAGATCAATTAAATGAAAGACAAAAGGATAGTGACAACCAAAGGTTGAGTCAGGAACGTGGTCGTTCTAATTATGGTAAGGCATCTATTAGAAACGTAAGACATACAGGTGAGGGTGGTAATGCTGCTGATCCTGCTGAGAGACTTGTGGCAATGGATAAGAGACACAAAGCACACAAAGAGAAGCGTGGTGTAAAAACTCTATCAAAATATAAGAAGGTTGTAAAAGAAGAAGGTTACGATCATTGGAGAGATAAGAAATTAGAGCAAGGTACTTGGAAAGAACCTGAGAGGAAGAATCCTCCTAGGAAACCAATGTCAAAGGCAGATAGGAAGAAGTCACAAGAGAATAGCATGAAGGTCCTTGACATGGTAAAAGCAGGGATTAGACAAAAATACGGAAAAGGTGCTATTATGGGAGAGTCCTTCATTAATGAAGAGACACCTATGCAGAGGATCGACCGTATCTCTAAGGAGAAGGTCGCTGCTCGTGCTAAGGCAGCTGCTGCTGATAAAGCAAAAAAAGATGCTTCTGCTGCAAAGTTCCAAGCACATAAGAAGGCAACTCTGGCAAAGGGTGGTCGTCCTGTTGATGCACTTGATTCTTGGCAAAAGAAGAAACTAAACAAGGAAGAACTCCTATCTTTTTCACAGTGGTTGGCAGAGGGTAATGATCGTACTCGTATGATGAATAAAGCGAAGAACCAGACCACTGGTAGTATTTCTGCTGATAGAGATACTAAGAGTGAGAAGGACAATCGCTCTAATCGTAAAGGTCTTGAAAAAGACTTGAAGAAAAAGGGTATCGGTTACAAGAAGAGCGTAGGTAAATATAAATATGACAGCGGTGAAACAGGTAAGGAAGTCTCTTATCAGACATCCCCTGGAAAGAACATGAGTAAGCGTCGCTTTGGTAAAGTGATGCGTCGTCTAGGTAGAAAGTATGACCAAGAATCTGTGATCACTAAGAAAGCAGGAAAGGATGCTAAACTACACGACACTACTACCAAACAAAACAAAAAACAACCGAAGGGTTATAAACCTTTCTCTCTTGGCAGTAAAGTCAAGAAAGGCAAAAACCCCACTGGTGAAGGTGAAACATCCGCAACCAAAGTAAGAGGCGGTAAGATGCCATCCAAAACTAAGAAAAACTCAACCTATCATTATGGCAAGTAGAAACGAAAAAGGACAATGGGTTTGTGCACATTGTGGTCTTACAGCACCACAGGGTCACTGGCGTCCTAAAACTTGGATTGAAAAACACGAGGCAAACTGTCCTAAGAAACCATGATTTCATTCAAACAATATCTCACTGAGGTTAAAAATTGTCCCGAAGGCACTAAGTTCTGTAACAAGTGTCAAGCATGTGTTGCGAAAACTTGTCAAGAAAAGAAGATGATGAAGGAAGCAGCATGGACAAGGAAAGAAGGACAGAACAGTGAGGGTGGTTTGAATGAGAAGGGTCGTAAGTCTTACGAAAGAGAAAATCCTGGTAGTGATTTAAAAGCACCAAGTAAGAAGAAAGGGAACAAACGAAGAGCAAGTTTCTGTGCGAGGATGAAAGGTATGAAAAGGAAACTCACATCAGCAAAAACTGCAAGAGATCCTGATTCCCGCATAAACAAGTCACTTCGTGCTTGGAACTGTTAGTATAGGTATAAATACTGTTACAATATAAGGTCAAGGTATGAAGAAATTTAATAGTTTCATTCTAAATATTACCGTGGCAATCATCGACTTTTTGTATAAGGGTCGCGACATACAAAGATTTTGGGTGCTTGAAGAGATTGCTCGGGCACCCTATTTTGCGTTTATGAGTGTGTTACATTTTCGTGAGTCATTAGGACTCCGAGGACCAGAACATACTTACCTGTTAAAAGAACACTTTGAGCAGACGTTAAATGAAACAGAACACCTCGAAGAAATGGAATCGCGTGGCGGTGCAGATGCTTGGATCGATAGAGCGTTTGCCAGACACTTGGTTCTTGCTTACTATTGGATCATGGTTATCTATTACCTCGTTGATCCCATAGACGCATACGACATTAATGAAAAGATTGAGATTCATGCAGCACACACCTACGAAAAGTATCTTGCCTTACATCCAGAAGATAACAGGATCGTCGAAATCCGTGATGATGAAATGGAACATGCAAGAGAACTCCGTCATGCTATGGAACTGGTCAAATGGTAGTGGTTCACTCCGTTAATATAATGATCCTCATACTGGTGATATCGGTCACGATTGTTATCGCCTATATATTTAAGTATGCGTATGAGGAGATGGATGATGGGAGCAATGACACCCCCAAGTCGTAAGAGTTGTTATAATTTCCGTGTGACAGAAATTAACAGAGTCGTAGATGGTGACACTATTGATGTTACAATAGACCTAGGTTTCGATTTATACAAAAAAGAAAGGGTGCGTGTTGCAGGGGTAGATACTCCTGAGAAAAGGACACGAGACCTTGAAGAAAAAGCACTTGGTATAGACGCAACAAACTGGTTAAAGAAAAAATTGGAGGACACTATTAATGGAGACGATGAACTCATTATACGAACTGAACTTAAAGGTGGGGTTGGCAAGTATGGTCGTCTCCTTGGTTGGTTATATGTTGGTGATGAAACAATATCGCTCAATGAGCAAATGATTGACGAAGGGTACGCTTGGTGCTATGATGGTGGTACTAAGCAGAAGAACTTTGAAGAACTCAAAGAAATTCGTCGTTCATTTGGTACCCTAGTATGAGGAAAACTATTCTTAATGCACTCAAAGCACATGCTATGGGTGACATCAAAAAGCATTTAGCAAACATTGAAATTTATTTGGAGAACCCTGCGGGCATCGGAGAACACTCTGATGTTATGGAAGCAATCCAAGTTGAACTAGATCAGGTGGCAAAGTATCATGACCAACTCGAAGTCATTAAAAACTACATTGACAGGGAACCTAGTTCATGAAGTCTCTTCATTAATTAGAAAAAAGATACTAACTTTACCCGCACTCAAACCATTAGATAATCCACATCCCATTGTAGAAAATGAGGATGTGTTTATTATTAATGAGATGAATAGGTGCAGGGGACTTAGAAAAGTACATTTAGAAACAGGATACACAGATAACATAGAAGTTATGCACTGTGTATTCTTTCCCAATCCAGAATATCCTCTACCTATATTTGGTGCTGACATAGTTGCAACACCGAAAGTAATTACTGCTGCAATCTGTGATATCTCTCCTGTACATGGAACAGATAACATATATTATGGTATAGATTTAATCGCTAATCAATATAAATTTAAAGAACGTAGGAAGTTACCAGAGTGGGCAGACATCTTCTCTGACTATGTACAGTTCATGCGTATAAGAGACAATAAAGAAAAACATATGTTTATACAGTTGGTAGATAGATACCTAGACATCTACATTGAGCATGTGTACGGTGCCAAGCGAGATCAGAACTGGATAAATAATATGAAGAGAATGGATGATCAGATCTGGTATTGTAAGCAACAAAGGCAGAACAAGAAAACCAAGGCAGTCCTTGGACAATGGTTCGATCCTGAGTGGGCAGATGATTACATCAACAATACTCTATTTGATGTACCTAATAGAAATTGGCAATGGTGGATGAATGGCGACTGAACATCAGTATCTAGGTAACCCTAATTTAAAGAAAGCAAACGTTGCACAGAGTTTTACTCCGTCACAGGTGAAAGAGTTCGTCAAATGTTCTCAGGACCCTGTGTATTTTATTAAGAAGTATATTAAAATCGTCTCACTAGATAAAGGTCTTATACCATTTGACTTGTATGACTTCCAAGAAGACATGGTAAACAAGTTTAATGATAATAGATTCAATATTGCTAAGTTACCTAGACAGTCTGGTAAGTCTACTGTTGTTACATCATATCTGTTATGGTATGTGATCTTTAATGATAATGTGAACGTAGCAATCCTTGCTAACAAGGCAGCGACTGCTAGGGAAATGCTACAACGTCTACAATTAAGTTATGAAAACCTCCCAAAATGGATGCAACAAGGAATCAACCAGTGGAACAGAGGTTCTCTGGAACTTGAAAACGGCAGTAAAATCATGGCTGCTTCTACTTCCGCTTCTGCTGTCAGGGGTATGTCATTTAATATTATATTTCTGGACGAATTCGCGTTCATTCCGAATCACATTGCTGACCAGTTTTTCAGTTCTGTGTATCCTACTATATCTTCTGGTAAATCAACAAAAGTTATTATCATATCTACACCACATGGTATGAATATGTTCTATAAACTCTGGCATGATGCTGAGAGGAAGAAGAACGAGTACGTTACCACTGAGGTACACTGGTCACAAGTGCCAGGTAGAGATGCAGTATGGAAAGAGCAGACCATAGCGAACACATCAGAGGAACAGTTCAGAGTTGAGTTTGAGTGTGAGTTCCTGGGATCTGTTGATACTCTTATCTCCGCATCTAAGTTGAGGATGATGACATATGATGACCCTATACAGAAGAACAAAGGACTAGATGTATATGAAAAACCAGAGAAAGATCACCAGTATTGTATAACTGTTGACGTAGCAAGGGGTGTGACGAAGGATTATAGTGCGTTCTGTGTCATAGACACGACAACAATACCATATAAGGTGGTAGCAAAGTATAGAAATAACACAATTAAACCACTACTATTTCCTAATACCATATATGATGTTGCATGTGCGTACAACCATGCGTTTGTATTGGTGGAGGTAAATGATATTGGCGGGCAGATTGCGGACATGTTGCACTTTGACTTGGAGTATGACAATATTCTTATGGCATCCATGCGCGGACGTGCAGGACAGGTAGTCGGACAAGGGTTCTCTGGTACTAAGGTGCAACTAGGAGTCAAGATGAGTACAACTGTCAAGAAGACAGGGTGTTCTAATATGAAACAGTTGATAGAAGATGACAAGTTACTGATATCTGACTACGACATCATTGCAGAACTGACTACATTTATACAGAGAGGTCAGGCATGGGAAGCAGAAGAGGGTTGTAATGATGACCTTGCTATGTGTCTGGTTATGTTTTCATGGTTAGCAACATCAGATTACTTCCGTGAACTACATGACAATGACGTCAGAATGAGAATGTATCAGGAGCAGAAGGATCAGATCGAAGCAGACATGGCACCTTTTGGTTTTATTGACACAGGCATGGAGGAGGAAACCATCATTGACAATGAGGGTCAAGTATGGCATACTGATGAGTATGGCGATATGTCTTACATGTGGGATTACAAATGATTTCTTTTCTTTTTGCTAGTGCTGGTTTACTAAACCTTCTCTTCTATGTTTTTGCGATAGGGTTCGTGGTATCTTTGATACTAGAACAGATTGTTAGAGCAAAACCATTATCACCCTTTGACGAAATAAATGAAAGGAATCTCTATATAGTACAGACCAATAGAAAATATTGTTGGAGACAAGCATGGATTACTAATATCCTATGGTTCTTTGTTAATGTAGCACTATACATTATGGCAAGAAACTTGCAAACACCCTCAGACAATTTCTGGAACGGAATCTAATGGTAGTAAAAGTAGACAAATCAGAAGAGTTTAAAAAGAGTGGTAAGAGACTCATATCAGAGTATCCTCCACAGAAAAATCCTACTGAACGGTTACACGATGATATAAGAGAATGGACCTCGAAGGAGACTTCCTAGAATTAGAACATCTTATCCTAAAACAACGTGTCTGTAAGACATGTGGGGTAGAGAAAGATCTATTGACTGACTATTATAAGACTAGAAAAGACAGAGGTGCTATGCCCTCTGCTTTTTCGTATGAATGCAAATCATGTACAAAGATAAGAATTAAGAAAAGACGTAAAAGTGTTGATATAACTACCTACTCCTATCCTGACTGGTGATGTTCACGTCTTGTTTCCCCACTGGAAACATACGTTTTTCTAAATATTAGTAGCATCCGAATTGAAATTTATCCGAGGAGTATACCCAGATGGCATCCACACAAATTTCCCCAGGTGTCGTTGTCCTAGAAAGAGATCTAACTAATACCGTAAACGCAACTGTTGATAACATTGCAGCGGTAGTTGGAACTTTTGAAAAAGGACCAGTAGATGAGGTTAGAACTATCTCATCCGAGAGACAACTGGTTGAAGAGTTTGGTAAACCAAACGACAGTAATTACGAGTATTGGTTCTCTGCTGCACAATTTATGTTGTACGGTGGATCAGTAAAAGTAGTTCGTGCAACAAGCACATCATTAAAGAACAGTATTGACACTACTACTGTAACCGATACAACATTCTCAGCAACAGACACTACACTAACAGTTGCAGAGGCAACAGACTTTGACACAGGGGATCTTTTAAAGATCGACTCAGAAATCGTCTCAATCACAGGAATCTCTGGATTGGACATTGCTGTATCTCGTGGACAACTTAATACATCTGCGGTATCACACGCTGCATCTTCTCAGATCATGTTGATCGAGGCAGCAGGAACTACCACAACTATTAATGAGGGTGGTACCTTCTCTGATAGTGATACAACTCTAACTGTTACTAACGCATCTACATTAGGTGTACAGATCAACAGTTACATCAGAATCACTGATGAAATTATGCAAGTTACTGGTATCAGTACCAACGACTTGACTGTGACTCGTGCCCAACTCGGAACTGCTGCATCATCACACACTGACGGTGTTACTGTAACACTATTAACTGTTACTACTAACAAGACAACAATCAATGAGACAACCACAAGTGGTGTTACTCCTCCATTGATTAAGAACTTTGATGAGTACGAAGCAACAGTCGAGACTGCTTCTAATAACTGGAAGTGGGCAGGAAAAACACCTGGAACATACGGTAACAGCATTAGAGTCATAATGACTGACGCTGGTCCAGACCAAATCCTATACCTTGCAACTCCAACATCAGGTAACCCTGAGCATAAGTTAGAGGCAGGCAAGAAGGTTAACATTTCAGCAACTTCATCTTATTCACAGATTTATAGTTACGTCCTAGAAATTACCTTTGAACAGGGAGCATCCCTAGTAGGTGCTTTCGATGGTGGTAACTTCTTCACTGCTGTATCTGGTAACGTAACTGGTAATGTCGTATCATACGATCCAGTATCCAGAAAGGTTGAGATTACAGTTGATACAACATCATCTGATTACCTAGAAGTTGGAGACACAGTTACTGAACTATCAAATAGTGGCGGATCACCTGGTGCTGCAACTGGCGATAGCGGTAAGATTGCTGCAATTAACAGAAGATTATCTGTTGTAATGGACAAGGGAGCAACAAACTTCATTGCTAACCAAGTCATTAAAGAAGGTTCAACATACGCTGCTGACGGTGTAACAACAGCAGGACGCGACGTAAACATCGTTTCTATCGCATCTGAGTACGCAACTCGTGTATATGGTAAGAACGCTAAGTGGTCATCTATCGCAGACAGACCTGGCACTTCCGCATACGCAGCAAGCAAGAACGGATTCCGTGACCTAATGCACATCCTTGTAATAGATGGAGACGGAGGAATCACTGGTACACCAGGAACAGTTCTTGAAAAGTTCCTCAATGTGTCTAAGGCATCTGATGCTAAGTCACCACAAGGATCAAACATCTACTATAAAGATGTAATCAAGACTTCCTCAGAGTATATCTGGTGGGGTTCACATGAACTATCACTTGTACAGGATCTTGATAGCACTGCTACTGGTGATATCGGAACAACTGCTGCAAACAGACAGTTCGATATCTTTAAGAACACTGCTGCTATCTCTGACATTGATGATCCTACTGGAACAACTACTGGCGCAGTACCAGTTATGTTCACTAAGGGAACTGCAACTATCAAATACTCCTTAAAAGGTGGAGTTGATGGTTACTCAGCAGAAAGAGACAAGTTGTTTGACGCATACGATTTATTCTCAGACCCTGAGACAGAAGAAATAGACTACATTGTAGGTGGTCCAGGCATGAGCAATGAGGCAGACTCACTTGCTAAGGCACAGAAATTGATTGATGTTGCAAACATCCGTAAGGACTGCATCGCATTCATCTCACCTCCTAAGTACTCTGTTATCGGTGTACCTAACACAAACACAATCGTAGAAAATACAATCGAATTCTTCGATCAATTATCTTCTACATCATACGCAGTGTTTGATAACAACTACAAGTACATGTATGACAAGTATAACGACAAGTATCGTTATCTTCCATGTAACGCTGACGTTGCTGGTCTAACACTAAGCACCGCAATTAACTCAGAACCATGGTTCTCCCCTGCTGGATTCAACAGAGGACAACTATTAAATGCAGTTAAGTTAGCATACTCACCATTAAAAGATCATAGAGATCGTTTATATGGTTCAAGAATCAACCCTATCGTATCATTCCCTGGTGAAGGAAACATACTTTACGGAGATAAGACTGCACTAGCAGGAGCATCAGCATTTGACAGAATCAATGTTAGACGCTTATTCCTAGTAATTGAGAGGGCAATCTCTGTATCTGCTAAGAATCAACTCTTTGAAATCAACGACGAGTTTACTCGTAAGGGATTCAAAAACTTAGTTGATCCATACCTAAGAGGAGTTCAATCCGCAAGAGGTATTGTAGATTACCTAGTTGTTTGTGATACAAGCAACAACCCTCCCGAAGCACAGGACCGTGGTGAGTTCTTTGCTGAAATCTTTGTTAAACCAACAAGGTCGATTAACTTCATCACACTTACATTTACTGCAACCAGAACAGGGGCAACCTTTGCTGAGATAACACAGTAATTATTATTCACCACAAAAACAATAGGTAAAACTAATGGCAAAATTAAAGGTAATCCAGGACATTATCTCATTCCGTAATAAGGTTAGAGAAGTTGCCCGCCCTAATCAGTTCCAAGTTGAACTAACCTTTCCAGAAGGACTTACATCAACAGGATCTGAACTAGCAGAAATGGGAACATTTCTTGTTAAGGGAGCAAACTTACCAGCATCTACTGTGGGTACAGTTGAACTTCCATACAGAGGAAGAGTCTTGAAGATTGCAGGAGACAGAACATTTGAACCATGGACTGTTACTGTTATCAACGATGAAGGATTCAAAATGAGAAATGCATTTGAACAATGGTCAAATAAGATCAGTTTACTTGCTGAGAACAGATCAGTTTATGCTGCACCAGCAAACTATCAAACAAGTGCTACTGTAAGACAGTTAGGAAGAACAGGTGGAGACATCAAATCATATAAATTTGAAGGAATCTATCCTGTAAATATCTCTGCTATTGACTTAGCATGGGATAGCAATGATGCTGCTGAGGAGTACACAGTTGAGTTTGCAGTCCAGTACTGGGAACCAATCATCAACGATACTGATGTAGCAAATGCTAAGGAAGACACAGAAAACGGATAATGACGTTTTCAAACGTGTCTAAATAATAATGAAGTAATTAAAGTAAGATCCGATAATGTCAAATTTATTTGGTTATTCTCTTGATCGCAAGAAGAAGGGGCAAGCAAGTACCCCTTCTTTCGTGCGTAAAGAATCTGATGACGCAGCGCAACCGATAGTAGCGGGTGGGTATTTCGGACAGTACGTTGAAATGGGCGACGCTGCTAATAAAGCAAGCGAAGCAGATTTGATTGGTCGTTATAGAGAAATGTCTCTACACCCAGAGGCAGATGCAGCGATCAATGATGTTGTTAATGAAGCGATAGCAGGGGACTTGAACGATCATCCAGTAGATATTGATCTTCAAAACCTCCGTGGATCAGCAAATTTAAAATCAAGAATCAAGGAAGAGTTTGATAACGTTCTTGTTCTTTTAGATTTCGACAGAAAAGCATACGATATATTCAGACGTTGGTACATAGATGGTAGATTATTCTATCATAAGATGATCGATACTAAGAATCCTAAGAATGGTATTACGGAACTTAGATACATTGATCCTAGAAAGATTAAGAAAGTTGTAGAGTTTGATAAACCAAAAGATAGATTACAACCCATAGATCCACAGACCGCTTCTATTGTTCCGCGTTCTGTTGAGTATTACATATACTCACCCAAAGGTCTGAAAGGATATGAGAACAATGGAATCAAGATTGCACCTGATGCAATAACGTATTGTCACTCAGGTCAGTTAGATATGCAGAGAAATTATGTTCTCTCACATCTACATAAAGCAATCAAGGCACTCAATCAACTTAGGATGATTGAGGATAGTTTGGTTATATATAGATTGTCTCGCGCTCCCGAGCGTAGGATATTCTATATTGACGTGGGTAATTTACCTAAGCAAAAAGCAGAACAATACCTCCGTGAGGTGATGTCTCGCTATCGTAACAAACTTGTTTACAACGCTGATACAGGAGAAATAAGAGATGACAAGAAATTCATGTCAATGCTCGAAGACTTCTGGTTACCACGAAGAGAAGGGGGAAGAGGCACGGAAATCTCTACTCTCCCAGGTGGACAAAATCTTGGAGAACTTGAAGACGTCAAGTACTTCCAGAAGAAACTCTACCGATCACTCAACGTACCCGAGTCACGCTTAGAATCTGATAACTCATTCAACATTGGTAGATCTGCTGAGATCACTCGTGATGAGGTGAAGTTTCAGAAGTTTGTCACCAGACTTCGTAAGAAGTTCAGTGATTTATTTAATGATCTCCTTAAAACTCAATGCGTTCTTAAAGGTGTTTGCACCTTAGAAGAGTGGGATGAGATTAAGGAACACATTCAGTACGACTTTATTGCGGATAACTACTTCTCTGAAATGAAAGAGAAGGAAGTTATGAATGAACGTCTCGCTATGTTGCAACAAATGGATCCTTATGCGGGGAAATATTTCTCTGTTGAGTACCTAAGACGCAACATTTTACGTCAGACTGACAACGAAATGAAGGAATTGGATGAACAAATGGCAGCAGAAATTGCCGATGGGTTAGTTGTTTCTCCTGTTGAGATGCAACAAATGGAAAAAGCGCAGATGGAAATGTCTATGCAACCACCAGAACCACCTCCCGAGGAACCCAGTTTGTCTGAAAAGGACTATAAAAAGGGAGAAATCTAAATAGTATACATACACACATAAATTATGCCTTCTCAATCTGCTAATGACATCGTGAATGCGCTATTTGCTGGACAGAAAGATCTTTCTGATTATGTAGATACGCAAATGAAATCTCTTGCCATGGACTCTATCGAGGATATGAAAAAAGAGGTTGGGAAAACAATGTTTGCTCCACAGGAAGATGGACCAGAATCCACAGAGCAACCTGTTGATGCAATTCCACCTGATCAAACCGAGGAACCCACAGATGAAACTGATAACGGAACAAATTGATGATGCCCAGGTTGTAATAACTGAGGGTAAGAACGGTAAGAAACAGACCTTTATTGAGGGAGTTTTCTTGCAAGGAGAGATAACAAACCGCAATGGTAGACGTTATCCAATACAAACTCTTGCAAGAGAAGCAGCAACATACAACGAAAAGTTTGTAAAAACTGGTCGTGCGCTAGGTGAATTAGGTCATCCCGAAGGTCCAACCATCAATTTAGATCGTGCATCTCACATTATTACTTCTCTAAAACAGGAAGGTAATAACTTTGTGGGGAAAGCAAGATTATTAGAGACCCCAATGGGTAAGATTGCTAAACAACTTCTTGATGAAGGTGTTAAATTAGGAGTCTCATCACGCGGACTAGGGTCTATCAAAGAAGAAAACGGTATCAAAGTTGTAGGAGAGGACTTTGTTCTTGCTACTGCTGCTGATATTGTCGCTGATCCGTCAGCACCTGATGCTTTTGTTAATGGCATCATGGAAGGTAAAGATTGGGTACTTGCTGGTGGCGCAATACAAGAGCAAGATATCGATGCAATTAAGAAGAGAATTGACAATGCTGCGCTATCGCAGATTGAAGAAAGGAAGATTTCCGCATTCAATTCATTCTTAAATTCTTTATAACTATAAATAATAATTAGCAACTATCAACACAGTTAGAAAAAACGGAGACCGTAATGTCTGAAAAACTTGAAACAACTCTGGATGAGCAAGGTGTAGTAACCAAGAATGCTAAACCTGGCGATCCTATGCCTAAATCTGAGACTGGTACTCCTGGTCAAGGTATACAAGATCTAGGTGGACCAACACCTTTTAACTCTAAACCAGATGACGATTCTAACAAGATGAAGACTGGTGGCGGACCAACAGCAACACCTCCACAAACAAAACCATCTGATGCATCTGCACAGAAGGCAGAGTTTAGCACAAAGGGTGATGTACATGCTTCTCACAAACCAGAAGGTGAGGAGATAACAGAAGAAGAGACAACTGAGGAAGAGACAATCCAAGTTGACCTATCCGCTGATGTTGCTGCACTAACTGAGGGTGAAGATCTAAGCGAAGAGTTCAAAGCGAAAGCAGCGACCATCTTTGAAGCAGCAGTGATCTCACGCTTAAACGAAGAACTAGGACGTATGCATGATGACTATGCAAAAGTCTTAGAAGAAGAAATTGAGTCTGTTAAGACCGAATTGGCAGAGAAGGTAGATGAGTACCTGTCATTCGCAACTAACAAATGGGCAAAAGACAACGCTCTTGCTATTGAGCACGGTATCAAAACCGAAATGGCAGAGTCAGTCCTTGCAGGACTCAAACAGGTTTTCTCCGAGAACTTCATCGATGTTCCCGAAGAGAAAGTTGATTTAGTCGACGAAATGACTGGACAACTCGATACTATGGAGAAGAAACTCAATTCACAAATCGAAGAGAACGTCACTCTTACAAAAGAGATAGGCGGATATATCAAGAATGGGATAGTGACCGAACTATCTGATGGTCTTAGCGTTGCTCAGAAAGAGAAATTCGCTAGTCTAACAGATGCAGTTGAGTTTGAAAATGAAGAATCCTTCCGCGAGAAGGTCAAGACAATACGCGAATCATACTTCAACAATGGCAAACCAGAAGCGACAACAGTCACAGAGGATGTCGAAGTTGATGCATCTACTCAGGTAGAAGGCACTATGGGCGCATACGTCAACGCACTTTCCCGCTGGGCAAAGTGATTAAATTACAATCAACCCTAATTTTTTAAAGCAAAATGTTCAACTCAGAACACTTGCAAGAAAAGTGGGCACCTATTCTAGAACATTCCGAGTTAGATAATATCTCTGATAAGTACAGAAAGGCAGTTACTTCAATCTTGCTTGAAAACCAAGAATCATTCCTCAAAGAGGAAGCAGGAATTCTTAACGAAGCTGCTCCTACAATGAGTGCTGGTACTGCTGGTTTCAGTGGTAGTTCAACCGCTACTGGACCTGTTGCTGGTTTCGACCCTGTGTTGATTTCATTAATAAGAAGATCAATGCCTAAGCTAATCGCTTATGACATTGCTGGTGTACAACCTATGACTGGTCCTACTGGTCTAATCTTCGCAATGAGATCTCGCTACGGAACTAACAGAACCGCTGGTACAGAAGCATTCTTTAACGAAGCAGACACAGAGTTCTCAGCAGAGAACGCAGCATCAGACTTAGGTAGAACTGCACAGGCAGGATCTAACCCAGGTCTACTTAACGACAGTGGTACATACAACACATCAGATGGTATGCCAACCGCTGAGGCAGAAGCATTAGGAGACGCTTCTGGAAACCAGTTCGCAGAAATGAACTTCTCCATCGAGAAAGTTACTGTTACTGCGAAGTCCAGAGCACTCAAAGCAGAGTACAGTTTAGAACTTGCACAGGACTTGAAAGCAGTTCACGGACTAGACGCTGAATCTGAATTGGCAAACATCTTGTCAACTGAGGTTCTTGCAGAAATCAACCGTGAAGTTGTTAGAACTGTGTATAAGGTTGCTAGACCTGGTGCTCAGAATAACACCGCAACTGCTGGTATATTTGACCTAGACGTTGACTCCAACGGTAGATGGTCAGTTGAGAAGTTCAAGGGACTTCTATTCCAGATCGAAAGAGACATGAACGCAATCGGGCATGAAACTCGTCGTGGAAAGGGGAACATTCTAATATGTTCTGCTGACGTAGCATCAGCACTTTCTATGGCAGGCGTCCTAGATTACACTCCTGCTCTTGCTGGCAACTCAAACTTACTTCCTGATGACAATAGTTCTACACTTGCTGGAACATTAAACGGAAGAATCAAAGTTTATGTTGACCCATATTCTGCAAACGTAAGTGACAGACACTTCTACGTTGCTGGATACAAAGGTAGTTCTGCATACGATGCTGGATTATTCTACTGCCCATATGTACCTCTACAAATGGTCAGAGCAGTTGGTCAGGATACATTCCAACCAAAAATCGGATTTAAGACTCGTTACGGAATGGTTGCAAACCCATTCGCAGAAGGAACCACACAAGGTGGTGGCGATCTTGATCCTAATAAGAACCGCTATTACAGACGTGTTCTTGTTGACAACCTTATGTAAGGTTATATGTGAGTCCCCTCACATAACTGATCCCAGGGTCCTTCGGGACCCTTTTTTATTGTAAATAGTATATAATTTGTAAGTTTTATTATGGGAAGAGGCAAAGTTATGAAAAACGATATGCTCGCGAGGGTTTACAAATTAAAGAATGAGTTATATAATGGAACATATAATGGTGCTAGTAAAGACTGGCACGATGGAGCGCACTATTCATTAAACAGAGTGCTACACATTTTAGATGAGTACCATACCTAACA